TCAGGAATACTAATAACAGGACTAAACACTTGATTAGGAGCGCGGCCTTGAATTGAGTCCAATGCAGTTTGTCTGAGAAGGTTGCTTGTGAAAATATGCTTGATTGCATCACTGCTATCCTTATGGTCAATTTTGTCTTTAGTTAATGAGATTTCTTCTGGGACCCAAAAGAAGCCACGTGCTGTTTCTTCATATTTGGCTAGTCTAGGATATTTTACTTCTTCAAAACGTTGTACTGTTACAGGACCCTCTGGATCTAAAAACATTGTGCGTTGAAGGTAGTTTGTTTGTTTGCTTAAATTATATTGTTTGATTGACATTATTATCCTTATTAAATTTCGTCAGTATTTGTTTTGAGTATAATTTTATTATCTACTTCATAGATATCAATGACCTTTACTAATTCATCATTGATTTTTACATAGACTGGTACTTCATTTAATTTATTAGGAATACCGCTTTCACTCATGGCCTTATTACGCCATAGATTCATTAGTATAAAACTAAAATTATATGCATCCATTATAGTACACAACTTTCACAATATTCATCATCTTCAATTATTTCTTGCTTGACGAATGGAATAACATTATCTTCTTGTAATGCTACCTTACTTCCCATTTTATTAATTAAACTATAATAAACTGTTTTTAACCCCCACTTATACGCTAGCATAAGATTTTTCGTAATTAATGTAGCAGGTACTTTACCATCAGTAAAATATGCAGGATTATAGAAAGTATTAGTACTTAGACTTTGGTCAATGTATGCGGCTAGTACCGCGGCTGTTTTTAGATAATCTACACAGTCTGTTTGCTCCCACATTAACTGATAGCGATTTTTTAATCGTTTATATTCTGGTACTACTTGTACAAAACTGCCTGCTTTACTTTCCTTAACACTAATAAGTTCCATTGGCATTTCAATACCATTTGTTGAATTTAATACAACGCTAGAACTTTCTACAGGTGCTACTGCCATTAGTGTAGCGTTACGAATGCCATAACGCAATAGATTCTGGCGTAATGTTTCCCAATCTAAGTTTTGACTTGGTGTAAAGTCTGTTAATTCATTTACTCCCTCGCTACGTCTTTCCCAGGGGAAAACTCCCTGACCATAAAATGTATATTGGCTACGTTTACAAGCACCTTTTTCCTGTGCCAACTCAACTGACATTTCAGTTAGATAGAAGGCTTGATGTTCTATCCAGCGTTTTACTTCTGATAGAGCCTCTGATGTTCCATATTTTAATCCTCGTTTTGCATGCCAATATGCTAAATTAGTAATCCCAACACCAAGAGGTTCAAAGTCTAAGTTAGCCAATTTGCTCTGTATTGAGAGAAAGTCTTGATAGCTAAGTAAATTACTTAAACTTCTAACTAATACTCTACTACATTTACGCATTTCTTGTGGGTTTTTAAATGCGCCCCAGTTAATACTGCCTAATGTACATAATGCAATACGTCCTGATTCATCTTCAATACGTTGAAATGGTTTAGTAGGTAAAAGTATTTCTTGGCACAAGTTACTTTGATATATTGGGTCAAGTTTAGTATCAAAAGGACCTTGATTAATTACGTTATCAATAAACACAAGATATATACGTCCTGTGTCAGTACGTTCTTTTAATATTCCATTTTTTATAATTTCTACAGCAGGTAACACCTTTTTAGTAATACCACGTTTATTTTCGTACATTTTATAAAGTTTTTCAAATTCTTCTGTATCTCTATAATATGCTTCATATAAGTCAGGCACTTCTGCTGGATCAAACAACGTAATATTCTCATTGTTTTTGAAACGGTTAAAGAACATCTTGTTGATTACAACACTATAATCCATTTGACGTACACGTGTTTCTTCTGTACCTTGATTGTTCTTTAATACAATCAAATCTTCAAATTGTGCATGCCATATGGGGAATGTAACTGTACAACTAGCATTGCGAATACCACCTTGACTACAACTGCGTAAGTCACTAAACCATTTCTTTAAGAATGGAATCATACCTGTATGTTTAATTTCTCCACCACGAATAGGAGCACCTAGTGGTCGAATACGACCAATCTCTAATCCTATGCCAGCACGTTTACTAGCATACTTTGCCATCATTTCTCCTGCGGCAAAGATGGAGTCAAGAGTGTCATCGGAGCTGATGAGTACGCAAGAGCTAAATTGCTTAGTAGTCGTTCCCAATCCAGCAAGCACAGGTGTAGCCAATGTAAACTGCCCATCACTTGCACATTCGTAATATTCTTTAACATATTTTAATCTCTTATCGGTTGGTTCATTGTGGAATGCAGTGGCGGCTGCAATTGCATATCGTACTTGCGGGCTTTCATATATTTTACCAGTAGCACGGTTCTGCACTAAGTACTTTTCGCATAATTGAGCGATAGCCGCGTAAGTGTAATTTTCGTCCTTACTATGGTCGATGAATAAGTCAATGATATCCCATTCTTCTTTTGTATACCACTCTAGTAATTCAGCAGTATACATACCTAACTCTACATTTTTTTTAACTATCTCATATAGTTTTGGTGGTTCATATTGTCCATATACTTCTTTACGTAGCATACTAACTTTTTGTCTACCTGCCACATATTGATAGTTGACATTATTAATATCTGAATTTTCTGTTTCATCGATTAAGTTTACCATTGCCTTAAGCAATAGTTCATCGATTGTTTTTGTACTTATACCATCATGTAATTCTATTTGTGATTTTATTTCTATCATGCTTGGGCTTACGTTATCTATACCCTTACAATCATATGCCACTTGTCTTTGTATTTTACTAATGTCTAGGGGAACTGTCTCCCCATTTCTTTTAACTACCTTAATATTCATTATTTGCCTTATTATAGTTTTAGTTTTAATTGTGATATGTCAATGTGACGTTTGATGGTAAAATCAGTTGATGTATTACTTAGTACCGTATTGGGCCAATAATTAAGTATATATTTTGCGTTATCGACTAGGACTAATACCACATCCTCACCATTATTATCTGTTGCTTCTACTAATTCTATGTCATTTACTCCTGTCAGTAGTAGAGTATAACATATTCCTAATGCTCTTGCAACCGTACAATAGGTATTTTCTACCAAAAGTTCCCAAGGACCTGGCCATGATGATATATCTAATATGTGCAGATGGTGATTGACCAATGGCGCTTTTTGCCAAAATTCGTCAATTTCTACACATTTGTTTTGAATTAATGTGTCCTCTATTTGGGACCTGAGTTCGTACCAGCTGCGGAGTCTGGCGTCATAGTTTAATTGAAATACATTTATCACAATGTACTTATCTATATTTCAACTAAACTTTTCTTTTACAAAATTATCAATATAATGATATTGTCAAATAAACCATGTTATTATTGAATAACGTACACCTTTTGTTACTGGCATAATTTCATGTGGGTACATAAAGTTACTTGGGAACATAATAACAGAACCCTTTTTTAATTTATATTTCTTTTCACCACAGAAAAATCCAAACTCCCCGCCCTCATAATCATCATTCAACATTAATGAACATGATACTGACCTTGGATGAGTTTTAAAACTATCTGTATGTTGTGTATAGAATTGACCTTCTTTATATCTAAGTAATTCATAACCACTATCTTCTGCAATCATTGCTTCAGGAAATACTTGATTGTATTTGATAATAGCATCATTAGCACACTTAAAAATACGATCATCTAACATTTTTCTTACAGCATAATTTTTTAATAGTATTGGTTCTTGTGATGTTGATATAGTATCACAGTTTCTTGAAGTTCTATCAATAATACCAGTACCTACATATGTGGCATCCCATTCATTCGAATCTACATATTCTTTTAGAAAACTATCACATAGTTCGTTTGAAACAATATTGTCAAATACTTGAATATAATCATCTAAGTTCTTATTGAACTTCATTTTTGGTATAGTTCTTGGTTCTATTTTAGGAGTAGGTGGTGGTAACAATGGATCATCCATTAATATTTTAGAAGAAGTATTAGATTTATCAAAATAGGAATTTCTATTAGGTCCTCTACTTCTAACATAATGTAAGAATACCTGTACATATTCCTTACCTTCAAATCTTTCTCTCCAATGATCAGCATTACAACCTAGATACATCATAGCATCACCTGTATCTAAATCTAATGATACTTCTTCACCGTTTTCTTTTTGAATGTATATAGGCCAATTTGTATCGCCTGATAAGTGAAGTGTTAAACTTATTTCACATGCTGGTCTATCTTTATGTCGTGTTAACGTACTTCCTTCTTTATATACCCTAGCATATGAATATGTAGGTAATACCGTTTCTCCTAAAAATCTTCCTACTTCAGGAGTTTTCTCACAGAGTAACTCTAAAAAATCTATATAGTTATATGCTGAATGGCTATTTTCAGCTTGGGTATCACCTACTAAATTTTGTTGTTTACAAAAATTTATAAAATTTTTCGCTAATTCATTAGCACGTTCAGGTGAAATGAAGTTAGGAATATATACATAATTGGCTTGTTTAATTAAATCGTTCATTCTGATTCATTATGTGTAGATTCTTCTATAGGAGGATTAGCAATATATGCTATTTCCCATTGTTCTATGCATTTGATAGCCCAATCAGGCAATTCTGTTATATAATCATGATCTGGCTTTGGACTATCATCAGGCGTATCTACATATTCAATATGCCCACTATCAGTCATCCACTGTAACGCATGTACATCTTCTGGTATACCGCATTTTGATAAGTCAAGATTACTATATACCCATAAATCTAGGTATACTGCTCCGTCACTTGGTATTATTGTTACTCTATTACTTTGTACCATCTATATCTCCGTCTATATCTGTATCTATATCGTCATCTTCTAGTAATATTGTTCCTATATTATCTAGTTTATCCATTTTATTTGTGGCTGCCGCTATGAATAGTTTTTGTGATACTTCATTTGATTTTACCATTTCGTTTCTAAAACTTTCAACGGCTGCACCGGTTTGTCTTTGCATCCCGGAATTCTCAATTAATAGCATGGGTAGTAATGAAACTGTACAGTTCCATTCATCAACACGTGTTCCAGTATTGATATTATATCCCTCTACTTTGACAAACCAGGCGCATTTTAGTCCTACGCATTCTTTTTTAAGTAGTGGGCAATAGTTTTCTCTTTTTAATTCCATAAAAACACCTCTTGAATGTATTTACTAAAATAAAAATGTCTTGAAAAATTAATTTTTACTTGCTAAAATAAAATCAACATATCTAACTGCTAATTGACCCGGACCACCGGTTGAAGGTGGTGTTACGGGATTAGTAAGGCCATGGGAATGCGGGCTTGGGCCGGGACTTGCGACTAAGCCAGCGGCGTATACAGTAGCTGGGCCTGTCAATTGTTGTACACCAGTATTACTAGGATTTAATAATACAGGACCCGAGCCATTTGCATATAACAATGGATAATTATGGGTGTGAGTTGGTAAATCAGCATCCGCGCCAGCTATACCAGAACTTATAGATCCAACACTTACAGGGAATGTTACATCTACTAGTGTAGTAGAAAAAAGTCTAGTATTACTTGCACTACCACCACTACCAGTTGTTACACGTAAAGTATAGTCATCATTTAGTGTTTGTTTTGTCCAACCTGTAGGAGCACTTGTTTGTTGAAAAAATGTTAATGTTCCTGCTACAAATGCTGCTGCCATTATTAATTCCTTTGTGCAATAATCATGTCAAGATACCTTATGGCAAAATTAGCACTTGCTGTAAGTGCTGTAGGACCAGTTGATACTGGTGCAGGAACTGTTATAGGATGACTATGTCCAGCACCTTGACCGGCAGGTTGAACGTTCGCTGGAAAACTAGTTTGTCCAGGGGTATTTACAGGAGAACCAACTGTGAGGAGGGTAATAGGCGGGCCACTCGCCGGACCACCGGTTGATACTGCGTTTACGTTATTCAAAGTAGGATGACTATGACTAGGATTGCCGGCGACAGTTGGCTGAATTGCAAGTGAAACTCCACCTAGAGATCCACCTGCGGTGGGTGACTGATCGGCAAATACTACACTAAAATTTCTACTACCACCGGTACTAGTTACACCGGTTGTTACACGTATAGCATAATCATTGTATGAAGTTATTTTAGTCCAACCAGTAGGAGCACTTGTCAATTGAAATTTAGTTATAGATGTACTTGGTATTGAGGTTGCCATAATTTATCCAGTATATTTTGCTAAAATAACATCAACATATTTAACTCTAAAATCAAATGGGCTATTTATATTTACTGTGGCAGAACCGGGATGAGTATGACCGGTACCTGCCGCTACACTAGGTTGACCTGATGATAAAGTTGGTGCGGATTGTGGCGCAGTAACACCAGGAAATCCACGTGTTACTGAAACTGCGCCTCTTGCAGGAAGGGTTAATGTACCAAAATTTACGACCGCAGGAGCTACAGTGTGATTATGTGTAGCCATTTGTGCAGTAGAGACTGTAGTGGGACCAATTGTTATCGGGAAGGGACCAACACTTGGGTATATATTTCTAGGAGCAAATACTGTACCTACAGGCTGTGATCCACCGGTAGTAGGGGTACCACTTACTATTCGAATTATAGCATCATCTGTGGTGGTTTCTTTTGTCCAACCTGTAGGAGCAGATGCTTGTGAAAAAGCCATGATAGCATTAAGATATTCTGGTTCTTCTATTCCGCCGGCAGATACAGTGGTTATCTTATTCAACCCTATCCATCCGCCGTTTAATGAATTTATTCTTCCCATAGTTAATTATTTATATTAGTTATACCATTATATTAAAATTTTATGCTACGGAAGAACTTGATCCTAGTACTTGTGCCCATGCACCACCTGTACGTATCAACGCAAATGAGAATATATTTACTGCATTTATTGTAGGAGTAGGAGCCGCACCACCTGGCCACTTAATAGTTTGTGCTACGCCATCAATTTGAACTGCGCTCGGGTAGAATGCACTACCACTTAGTACAAGAATAAGCGTAACTACGATAGACCTGTTATCTGTTGTTGGTACATTTGTAAAGTTAGCAGTAAAACTTGCAGATACAGAAGTATGATAGAATGTAGCACCGCTAGACAAATCATGTGCAACTACTCCTGTTGCACCAGACTTAGTGTTCAATACTTCAGTAGCTTGTGCAACTGAGAAGAAACCACCGGAAATAGTAGTACTACCGGATACGGTTAAACCAGTTAAAGTACCAAGACTTGTAATAGTTGTCTGAGCCGCAGACGTTACAGTACCTGCGGTTGCCGCATTTAAGTTGGCAACTTGCGTTGTACTAGAAACTGCTAATGGAGCAGTACCTGTAGCGACTGTAGATATTAACTGACTAGAAGCAGACAATATTGTTGCGTTTAAGTTACCAGTTGCGGCATTTAATGATACTGCTGAATTAACATAATTTTGATAATTAGCGGCAGTACTTCCATTAATAAATGTTGGATAATAAGTACCGGTTGTAGCG